GAGCGCAAGCGAGATCTCCCTCTGGTCGACTCCCTCTGGTCGAGCGCATAGCGAGAGCGCAAGCGAGATCTCCCTCTGGTCGACTCCCTCTGGTCGAGCGCATAGCGAGAGCGCAAGCGAGATCACTCACAATCTTATCATTACTCACTCGTTTTTCCCAAAGAGCCTCCTCTATAAGCTCAAGTTTCATACGCACTTTTAACTGAAGAAAACTACGCGAATAATCAAGACATTTCAACAACTCCTCGCGCAAGAATTGCAACTGAAATATACTCTTCTCGGTATAAGGATTTGTCGAAAAACTTTGATAATTTTTTGTTGTCATTTATTTAAACACAAGATAGTTTAAATAAATTCATTTTCTAGAATATAAAGACTTGTTATTATCTATAAAATATAATGACAACAGCTCCTGCAGAGAGTCAATTATTATCAAATAATAAGGAGCATCTTTTTAAATTATTTAATTACTCTAACAATAGTATGAGGATTATATTAAACAACAACAGTCCAATGTTTTGTGCGAGTGATATCTGTACTATTCTTGGACTTAAAAACACAACAAAAGCAATTTCAACCTTGGATCATGATGAAAAAGATGACTTTACTATTAGTGATTCCATTGGAAGAAAACAATCAACAAGGTTTATTTCTGAATCTGGGTTATACGCCTTAATTTTCAAGTCAAGGAAAAAAGAAGCAAAACTTTTTAGGAAATGGGTGGTATCAGAAGTTCTTCCCTCTATAAAAGATCAATCTAAAATTGTAAGATTAACTCAATCAACCGACAAAACTCTTAGTCTTGGCAACATTTCAATAATTTGTCGCAGAAAAGATGGATACATTAACGCATCTCAACTATGCAAAGCTGGAAAAAAGAAATTTAACGACTGGTATAGAAATAAAAATACGAAAGCCTATTTACGTGCTCTCGAAACGTCGGCGGGAATTCCCGCCGACGAATTAATAAAGTATAACACAGGCTCAAATGTTGAAAGATCCACTTGGGTACATAGAAAGGTTGCCATTCATATGGCACAATGGATTTCTCCTGCTTTTGCAGTCAAAGTTACATCTTGGATAGAAGAGCTCCTACTTACAGGATCTGTTACCCTTGGTCAGGAAAAATCAGACCAAGAACTTGAACAAATACAAAAACAATTACTTGATACTCAAACAGAACTCAAAAAGGAACGGCGTAAACTTCTTGCTTATAAGAGAAAACACTCCTACCACAAATTCAAAAAGGGTGCATGTTTTTATATCATCTCAGATGCAGAATCATGCCTTTGCACAGATAATTGTATCAGAAAGAATAAGTATAAAGTAGGTATTGATGGAAAAGATATTAATCTCAGATTACAACAGCATCGTACTGATATACCAACTTTGAAGATAGAATACTTAGCTTACACCGAGGACTGTGATCTTTTGGAGAAAAGTATTCTTAAAAAATATAGAGAAAAATTAACTCCGTTTAAGAATCATGAATGGATTTACGGTATAAAGATTGAAGAAATTCTAGAAAATGTTGGAAAAATTACAGATCTTTTGGAAATGAAATACACTGAAGAAAAAGAAATCCATAAATACAACGAACAAATTTCCGAAATCGTAAAATATCTCATGGATCATTTTGTAAATTCTGAACAAGAACAAGGTGAAAGTGAGGATGACGAAGAGGAAGATGAAGAAGATGATATTCTCACAATAGAAGTGAATCAAAATATTACTGAAAAAACAACGATCACTACTACAAAAGAAAGAAAATGTCGACAATGTGGTCAAACTAAACCTAAAAACGATCAGAATTTCGCCAAATGTGGGAAGGGATTTAGGACAATTTGTCTAGAATGTAACCCATTGAAGGGAAAACACAAGGATTGCAAATGTGGAAAAAGAATAGATGCTTATGCAAAAATGTGTTTGGATTGCCGTTCTTTCGTAAATAGGAAAGTAAATAGGCCTTCTTATAGACAATTGAAGAGAGATTTGACAAAAATGAGTTATGTAAAAGTAGGTAAAAAGTATGGTGTTTCCGATAACGCTATACGTAAGTGGATAAGAAGATATGAGAAGATATGAGAAGACATAAAGATTCAGAGTCTTTTAATATCTGGTGATATTAAAAAAAACAAATTATAGACCTGTATCAAGTATATATTGTATCTGTTCTTGTTGCTCTTACATTACATGAGTTTTCTTAGCATCTATTCTTGAATATAGTCTGATACCCATTCATTAGCTATATGTTATCTGGCTACCGCTAAGCAGTCTAGAAAGGGACACATAGACTATGAATGTTTCCTTTGCTGTCCGGATGCATTAGAGCTATTAAAACACGTTTATTATACTAATTCTAATTATATCTATATCTATATCTATACTATACCTACGCTAATTTTTATTTGTTTATAGAGTTTTTATTTTTTATAGAGTTTTTATTTTTTATAGAATTTTTAGTTTTTATAGAATTTTTATAGAGTTTTTATTTTTTATTACTGCGTTCTTTTACCGCCTTAACACTAGGTCATCTAGTAAAATTTTGCTGTTAGAACACAAAGTGGGGTTTAGCATGGAGGGTATCGATTCCTCTGCCTCTTGTGTGCAAGACAAGCAACTAGCTAACCCCACAATCCCGAAATAGGATTGTGGGGTTAATTACTATCCACTGCACCATAGGCGTCAAAATAGAAGTATATTTTGGCCCCCGAGGGAACATATTCTGACTAGGCACATTAAAAACAAGATTTTGGGTGAAAGCCAAAGGAGTTTATGGAATTGCTGGTAGTGCCAATGATTCAACGGGCAGGACTTGATCCCACAACTCAAATCTTAGTACTAATATTATCAGATTTACTGATCCGAATAGTACCTCAATCTTTTCTAGATTGAGGTTTTAACTGTCTAGGGTGCCCGATTTTACGTGCCAGGCAATGACACGGGAAGAATGACCCTCCAAACGTTTCAAAAATCGAAAGTTTTTCATTTTAGATTGCTGGATCTAGACAAACCTAATCTTCCTCTTGTGGACCATGAAGGATTTGAACCTTCGACCTTCCGCTTATCAGACGGGTGCTCTACGCAGACTGAGCTAATGGTCCTCAATCCCAAAACAGGATTGAGGAATCAATGGGATGATCCCGACTAGGAACATTTAATCGTCTTAACCATAAGCGTACGAACGTTGCCTAGACTCGAAGTAAGGGTCGTGGTACGACGGGAATTGAACCCGCTAACGATGCATTATAACAAGCAAATTTTATCTTGCTGGTAGTTCCAAAAATTCTCCCCGCTCCGATTTGAACGGAGATCTCGCAGGGCTACAACCTGATGTAATTGCCATTTATACTACGGGAAGGATGGACCATGAGGGGTTCGAACCCTCGACTTTCGGCTCATAAGACCGATACTCTACCGACTGAGTTAATGGTCCCAAATCTCAGAAAGATTTGGGAATCAACGAGTAATTCCTACTGGAAACAGTTTTTGTAAACGTTGCTCTACCAAACTGAGCTACTTGGCTAATGCCAAGACAGGAATTGAACCTGTGACCTACGGCTTAAATGCAATACAGGAAAAATAGCTGGATGTTTCCAAAAGGGGTACGGTGGGACTTAAACCCGCGACCAAAGGATTAAAAGTCCATCACTCTACCATCTGAGTTACGCACCCCAATCCTAGTCAGGATTGGGGAATCAATGAGACTCCACTAGATACGATATCATGTATTTTCATCATTTCTTAGAATTGCTGATCGTACCGATACTTTCTAATTATAGAGATTATTTTTTTAAATAATAATTAAAAATTATTATCTTGACAATTAAGTACTAATTTGATTCTAGTCAGAATTCCTGTTACCCAAAAAATAAATTAAATTTATTTTTTCCGTTGGATTCAGTCTAAATTTCCGGGTTTTCAGAAACTATATCGTAATCAGATATGTTACCAGATATGTTACCAGATATGTTACCAGATATGTTACCAGATATGTTACCAGATATGTTACCCTGTTTTTTAGACTCCTTAGACATTTTTTCCACAATATCATCGACTTTTGCGAGTAGCTCGTCAACTTTTTCTAGTACAAGTTTATCATTATTCCCTATCATTTTTTCTGAGTTTTCCTTCTGGTTAACTATTTCCTTACTAGTTTCCTTACTAGTTTCCTTACTAGTTTCCTTACTAGTTTCCTTACTATCTGGATAAATATTCGTAATATCTACAGAAAAAGCATCTTCAACAACTTTTAGTTCTATATTTAGTTGTTTAATTAATTTCTTCTCCCTAGATGAAGGAGATAAGGCTTTACAGATCTGGCATCCCATGTTTATTAACTAAGATTCAATGTATAAATCGAAATTATAATTGTTCTTATAACGTCATTTCTAAAAGTGCTTGCATATAATTTCCTAACATATGGTTATTTAGGGTAGACAACCAATTATTTGAGAAAGCTTTCAATATACCACAATGCGCATAATCATACGGGCTATTAATATCTTTAAAATTAGGCGAAACAGCAGGAGGGAATGTAGGAATAGCATCAGCAGTGTTAACTATGCGAAATAATATCAAGTTCATCTTAGTTATAATATCACATAATGTCTGATCTCCAACACGTGGCGAAGCCGAAGCATATACAACTACCGATTTATATCCTTGTTGTTTTAGATCAGCTCCTGCTAGTGTCGCTACTGCAGCTCCTAGACTATGTCCCCCAACAACAATTGATTGTGTAGTCTTGTCTAAATTAGCTGACTCTAGCGTATCCAAAATATCCTGACGCATATTTTCATACGCCTCAATGAATCCAGCATGCACAGCTGGCTCTTTTTCACCTTCTTTCGTTAGAAATTTAATTTTAACCTGAGAAGTATCTTGTGGTTTTAGATATCCATCCTGTGAATATGTTATATCCTGAATCAATTCCGACGCAGTCTGTGTTCCCCTAAATAATATCCAAATGGCCCCGCCCCCAGAAAGAATTAACCCAAAAATTGGATCGTCCTTATTGTTGTATAATTCTTTAATTATTGTTAAATCTGCAGGAGCCACTGGATCAACTTTATCAGTAGCAGCACTTGCTATTTTGTAAACTCCATCTGCGACATAACGAGCTAAATTTTGATCCCATTCATTTGTGTTAATAGTCGATGGTAATGGCGGGTCCAATGTCTCGGCGGGAGGGTTACATTCTTTTTGCCCACAATACCTGGTATTAAACCATGCAACTTTAAACGCGTTTAATACATTTTTCACAGATCCCCAAAGTTCAACAAGTTTATATATGACATATCCTATGCCTACTACGAGTAAAAATATCAAAAGATATTTTAGAATTCGTTTTAGATTCTCATCCATTTATTATTAATCAATTAATAATAATTAAATTTATTCATTAGTTTCTTTTGTTATCTCCTCAACAGCTTCAGCTTCCTCAACCTGAACCCCAGAAGCCATACCTTGGACAGAAGACATCATTTGCTGCATCATTCTATTCATATCTGGAGCCTTCATCTCTCCATCATCAGCTGTCCCCATATTCCCCATATTCCCCATATTCCCTATCATAGATGTAAGCATATTTAAAGCGCCATCAGCTTGTGGGTCACCTGATTTTTGATCACCAAGTTGTCCTACCATACCTTGTACAGCTCCCATTAACTTTCCAATATCTAGAGACCCATTAGATAATCCGTTATTCATTCCCCCAATCAACTCGGTAAATATCCCAGACTGCATAATTGACGATACTGCTTCCATCGGGTTCGCATTGGGATCAACATGTTTTTCAACTTTCTCAATAATATCTGTCAAAAAATTAGTTTCATCCCCTCCTGTTTTTCCTTCCCTAAAATTTTTCTTCAAGACTTCCTTAGCCTTACCCGCAGGATCGACAAGTGCGCTGATACAAAGAAGATGGTCCCAAATAACACCAGTTGTCTCAGCATCAGACTTACTAAAAATATCTGCTATATCAATGTATACCCTCTGAGAATATGATATCTTTCCTACTACCAAACCACTCACATCCTTATTAACTATAGCATTTCTATTAGCAATGCAGAAGGTTCTAAAAGCGTCTATATGCTTTTTGATAGATTTATCATGGACTATTGTTGTTTTGTTGATCAATCTACAGTATAATTTAAGAGATCGTTGTGTCTTAGAAAAGATTGATCCTAATTCTGTCGTAAAATTAGAAATAGCCTTAAAACATACCAAACTTACATCTGTGTTCATTTTATAAAAGAAAATTGTTATGTTTAAATATATTTATCTAACTTTCTAAGATCCAATATGAACATATAATCTCTTTTCAATCCTACTATAATGCATATTTTCGATCACTAAATCATCCAAATCATGGCCATATATACCAAATATCCCGTCGGTTGTATTTCTATTTAATATAGACCCACGATATTCTAACGGTATCGCCGCTCCCCAATAGCTATGATATATAATACCCTTCCACTCACATTCTTCGCATCCTGTCACGTGACGTCGACACAAAGGACATGTGGTTGCTGTTTCTAGCCATCTCAGGATACATTGGGAATGATAAATATGATTACAACATAACTGCAAAGCATCTTCCTTAGATTCATATTTTTTGTAACATATCGAACATTCTGACCCATCTGCTAAATTTTCAGGAATTTTAGTATTCTTCTCTACTGTATTTTCTACACAAAATGTACATTGGTGTGTAATAATATATTCCCTATGTGTAGAAGTTTTTTCTTCCATCTCATAAATATGTGTATACAATGTTTTAATCGTGTACAAAACTTCTTTCAAAGTAAATCCTTTCCCTGTCTTCGATTCTATCTCAACTGATACTGGATACGATAATGGATAAAACAATCGCAACGAAAATTTAAGATCTGGAATCACGACCATCTCTGGTTCATATAAAGGGCCGGTTCCCCCCATAGGATTCTCAAGTGAAAATAATGACAAACGAATAAATGTCTTTTCAAGTTGTTTATAATGAGAACACCTATCGTTAATGTAATCAGGATTATTTACCAACACATACCTAGTATGATCAGGATGGGAATAATCCAGAACATATTTTCTAGAACAGCGCGGGGTACATTCGTGGTAGCAGAATAATGGTATGCACCATTCTTTTTTTGTAGTCCTGATAGGATATACTCTGATAATATTTGAGCTCATTTATTTAATCCAAACTTAAAAGAACTAAAAAATGAAAATTAAATGAATGAAATTTTATATTAACAACAATGCCCGAATGTAATAAATGTGGATTATTCTGCCAGACAGAAAAAACTTTACTTAAGCACCAAAAAGCTGCTAAGTATTGTCATAAGTATCAGGATATTATATTTTTATGTGGAAAATGTAACTATAATACCAAAAAAATCAAGAACATAGAAACCCATATGAAAATATGCAACAAAGAAAATAAAATTCAAAAACCCCTAGCCAAAGTTGCCAATTCCAAACAATTATTAGAAGATGAAATACGTCTCCTAACAGCCCAAGGAAATCAGATGGAAGCAAAAATCAAAAAACACGAAATGACTATCATAGATCTTCAACTCAAACTACAATTTGAACAGATGAAAAATAAAATTCTTAGTGGAATAATAAGCTCACAAACAAGTATAAATCTGGAAAATATTATTAGAGAAACTGCGGACATTGTTCATGTATATAATTTCGAAAACGGTAATATCCCCGTAATCGTCCACGATTTTGTAGAAGAACAAAAATACGTGCTTAAACCTCCAGAAGTGATAACTCAACGAAGACGGAGAAAAAAGTCAACCAAGAAAGAAAATAAGAAAGAAAATAAGAAAGAAAATTACCTCACGAGTCGTCAATTTGTTATTGAAGAAGATTCTCGACGCATTGACCCGGAAGACCTCCCTTTGGTCGAGTGCAAGCCCGCGTATACTAGTGAATACGCGGGTCCCCAGCAAGAAACCCAAACAAAACAAGAAGATAAGAGTCAATCCCCAAGAAAAACCTACAGAACTGTTAAAAAACATATCAAGTTGTCTCAGAAGGAACTAGATTCTAAACTCGAAAAAGTCACAGAACAAGCAGAAAAAGAGATTAAGGAAATTGTTTACAATAATTTTGATGTATCACTTAGAGAAATTACTGAACATATCGAGTCACTTTTTACCCAGATAGAGAACAGTCGGACATATACCCCGAGTCTTCGTTCAATCAGAAGAATTCGACGAAAATTATTGGGCAAACTAAATCTAAATGAATATATCAAGCTCATAGAATCCCATAACAAGAGACTATTCAAAATATTCAAAGTAAAAAAATATAATAAGAAGAAAATCAAAAAGATAATCTCCAGATCACTCACTCCTCTCGACATGAGACTAGTATATTTCGATGGATATACCGATTCAACCGTCAGTATAGACGAAGTCCAAAATTTTGGCCTAGCCCTAGATATTCTTATTCAACATCCAAAACGTTTCGTCCCATTCAATAAGACTGATTTTTATACCAATATTAAAAACTACGGTTTAGCTCTCTTTGAGATACAAGATTGCTTCGAAAAATGCATCATCAACAGATTCGGCTTTAACAACATCATCTATCTCCCACGATCAAAACCTAAATCAAAACTGAAAACCAGATCAAGAATCAAATCAAGCCCTTATAGTTTCTATACCCTAGAAAGAGTTGAGGTTAGTAGATTTTGGAACATGGAATGTAGGCTCGAGGATTTCACCACAGATTTTATAGATCATGTCTTACCTTTTTGTATCCAAATGTTCAGAAAAATATATAAAGATATCTTCAACGACAATGTATACCGTTCCGACTTCACAACTAAAGCCCAAATCGCAGAATTCGACTGCGAACAACTTTTACAAAACATCGTATCTCTTTCTAGACCCAAAAAACTATGCTTATCATTACAAGAAATAATCATAACAAAATGCTCATTTTCCTCAACAGAATCAGATAAATTCAATCTATATGGTGACGACAGAATACAACAAAAAAGGTTCGCTTCGGCAGAAGACACAAACGAAGAATCTTTTACAGTAATCAAGAGAATATTCGATGGAATTAACAACGAAGACGCTCTCGAAGTGCTAAGTACTAGATGATATCAAGAGAATATTTATTTAATAACATATGTTATTAAATAAATGAGTCAGTACCAAATGCTGTTAGATGAAATAGAACGGGTTTATCACAATAAACTGCTATGAAAAATCTATTATTAAGATAGATAATCATAAATACGTAAAACTTTGCATTCACGGCATATGCTCCCGACATATGCTCCCAACATGATACGTTGTTTTGTTCATCATGTAATACAGGAAACGTAGATTTAAGACTCTGTGGGAATTGTAATCCTAAAAAACGAAAATTTCAACAAGGCTAATCGTAAGGATATTCGTAAGGCTAATTATTTACTTAGTTAACTTTCCTAATATTCTCCTTAATTTATTCAACTCATTATTATTAGGAATCGCTGACCCATTTTCATACGCCTTAATCACCTTTACCGAAAGATTACACCTATTCGCTAAATCCGACTGGGTCATATTCTTCTTACTTCTAGTCATCTGGATCTGTTTTGATAACTTATGACTTACCTTAGAAGGCGCCTTGTCACACATCTCTTCATCAGGTTTTGTCTTAACATAATTAGAACGTTTTTTAGGAACATTTTTCTTCAATATAACTGGTTTCCAATCTTGATGTGACATGATTGTTTAGATTACTTATCTTTATTTCACATCATAATTTTTTAGATCGCTTAAAATTGTATTTCTCCTTATCATCCTTATCGTCGTATTTATTCTTCATTTAAAATAATATTTATTTTAGATGAAGAATAAAGAATGAATTTTCTGAGCAACGTAGTATCAAGCGTTGTTTCTTTTTTCTACCCCTCACACGACGAATCTTTTGCTCTTACCGTCGGAAGATTCGCCGTGAAATTATACATCACACCTAAACATACCAATATTTCACCATTAATTAACGAAGTCATTAGACAACTCATCTTCTACAAATACCCAACTGCAGATTCTCCATTGTTGTGCGCAACTGCGCAACTTCTAAGGCATGTTGTCATTACTGAGAATTATTTTTAGAAAACTTGACAAGTTTTCTTATTATACCACCTGTAACAACCCAATTACCTCCAGACACCTGAATATTCCGATGTTTGATGTTTCAAGTAATATCTTCTAGAATCTGATATAATCTGATATAATCTGATATAATCTGATATAATCTGATATAATCTGATATAATCTGATATAATCTGATATAATCTGATATAATCTGATATAATCTGATATAATCTGATATAAT